TGAACATAAATATACATTAAAAGAATGTATTGAAAAACATGGACTTCTCATTGATAAAGTTTGGTACGAATCTTTTGAAGGGTTAGATACTATTACTGAAAACTATATTCGTAATATGCGTGCTAATGGTGAGAAAATAAATAAGAACCCTAGAATAATAATGTCAACTATACATGGAGCAAAAGGAGGAGAAGCTGATAAGGTTTTATTACTACAAGATTTAACAAGTGCGGCTCTTGAAACATTTAGTAATGATCCTGATGAATTACATCGTTTGTTTTACACAGGTGCGACGAGAGCGAAGCGTGAATTACATATTGTAGATCCAAAAAATTTTGATCGAGCTTATATAATATGAATAAAAATAGAAGAGGAACTTTGTCAGAAAAAAGAGCTATATGTTATTTTATAGAAAAAGGACTAGATGTGTTTGATTCTTGTCAAGATACTGGGACAGTAGATATGATTACTTTTGATCCAGTCACAGGACAAACAGAATGTTGGGAAGTTAAATCTGAAAATTTTAGATTAAGTGGACCAAAGAAAGGATGTCGAATTGCAAGAACAAGACGTAATAAAAAATTTACAAAGATTATAAATATGATTTATGTAGATAAAAATGGAAAAATAAGGGAAGGAAAAAAAAGAAAATGAAATGTTTTTATTGTAACTTTAAGGTTAGATGGAACAATGATTTTGATACGGAAGATACATTTCCTGATTCAGAATATGACATTGTTAGTATGTATCAATGTGATGAATGTGATACGTGGTACGAAGTATTTCATCATAAAAAAGGAGAAAAAAAATGAAAAATAAATATAAAAAATTATTAAAATCAGGAGTAATAAATAAAGATGCTAAATTAGGAGATTTAAAATCTTTGTTAAGACAAGTTGGTGGACAACACTACCAGGATTTTGTCATTCAGCCAGCAGAGTTTATAAACAAAAACAAGTTGCTTTTTGCTGAAGGCAACGCTATAAAATATATAGTGAGAGCATCTAAAAAAGGTGGAAGAGAAGACCTTCTAAAAGCTAAACACTATATTGATATGATAATCGAAAGGGATTACGAATGAGAAATACTCAAATACCTTTGTTCACTCCAGAAACAGAGTGGGTGATGCCAGAAGAACTAAAAGATCTTCGCGGCGCTAAAGAAATTGCTATCGATTTAGAAACTTATGATCCGCAGTTAAAAGAGCTTGGATCGGGGAACGTGGTTAAGAATGGTCATATAGCAGGCATTGCGGTGGCCGTAGAGGGCTGGTCAGGCTATTATCCGGTACATCATGAGCAAGGCGGGAATATGGATAAAAAACTGGTGTTTGCGTGGCTTCAAGAACTATTCAACCAGGAAAATACTACATTTATCTTCCATAATGCTATGTATGACGTATGTTGGTTAAGATCAAATGGGTTATCTATCAAAGGTAAGATAGTTGACACTATGATTGCAGCTTCTCTTATTGATGAAAATAGAATGAGTTACCAATTAAACTCATTAGCTAAATTTTATATTGGTATGGGTAAGGATGAAAAGATTTTAATTGAGGCGGCAAAAGAATATGGAGTAGATCCTAAAGCAGATATGTGGAGATTGCCTGCAATGTTTGTAGGTCAATATGCAGAACGTGACGCAGAGGCAACATTAAAGCTTTGGAAGAGATTAGAAATAGAAATATATAATCAAGAACTAACAGATATATTTAGTTTAGAAACTAGATTGTTTCCTTGTTTAGTTGATATGAAATTCAAGGGAGTAAAAGTTGATTTAGAAAAAGCACAACATATTAAACAAAATTTAATTAAAAGGGAAGAGACTTTAATTAAAAAAATTAAAGATTTAACTGGTATAGATGTAGAAATTATGGCAGCTAGATCAATTGCAAAAGCTTTTGATAAGTTAAAACTTCCATATGATAGAACAGAAAAAAGTAATGAACCTAGTTTCACAAAAAACTTTTTACAAAATCATCCACATGAATTGCCACAAGCAATAGCAGAAGCAAGAGAATTAAATAAAGCACACACGACTTTTATAGATTCTATTACTAAACACGCTGTCAATGGTAGGATACATGCAGACATAAATCAAATTAGATCAGATGATGGTGGAACTGTGACTGGAAGATTTTCAATGTCTAATCCTAATCTTCAACAAATTCCTGCGAGACATCCTGAACTAGGACCAATGATTAGATCTATTTTTATTCCTGAAGATAAATGTAAATGGGGTTCATTTGATTATTCACAACAAGAACCTAGAATTTTAGTGCATTATGCTAAACTACAAAATTTAGAAGGTGTAGATGGAATAGTAGAAGCATATCAAAAAGGCGACGCAGACTTTCACCAGGTTGTTGCTGATATGGCAGGCATAGAACGTAAACAAGCCAAAACAATTAATTTAGGTTTGATGTATGGTATGGGTAAAAATAAATTAATGGCTGAATTAGGATTGATGAAAGAATCAGCAGAAAAACTTATTAAACAATATCACACTAAAGCTCCATTTGTTAAACAGCTTATGGAAAATGTATCTAGAAAAGCAAATGATAGAGGAAAGATTAGAACTTTATTAGGTAGAGCGTGTCATTTTGATTTATGGCAACCTGTTCAATTTGGTGTTTTTAAACCATTACCATTAGAACAAGCTAGAAAAGAATATGATGAACCTTTAAAACGTGCTTTTACATACAAAGCATTAAATAAATTAATTCAAGGAAGTGCCGCAGATATGACTAAAAAAAGTATGGTAGCATTATATGAAAATGGTATAATACCTCATATACAAATTCATGATGAAGTAGATATTTCTATTGAATCTGTACAAAAAGCTGAAGAAATAATTACTATTATGGAATCAGCAATTAAATTAGAAGTCCCAAATAAAGTTGACTATGAACAAGGAGACAATTGGGGCGAAATAAAATAATGAATGAGTTATTTAAATGCGAATACACCACCAATATATTGTCAAATTCGTAGAGAATATCTTTACGATCTTGATCCCAAACACAATAAAGAAAGTGAAGACTGTGTTATCTTCGGTATGGCAAGCATTCCGGGGAAACCTATCCTCTTTCACACACTACTTCCAAATGGTGCGTGCTACTGGAGATTGCCTATATCAGCGTTTTTCCAAAAAAGATTTTCTAGAACCGAAGTGCCCGATATGCAAGCACACGAATTGGAATTGTGGAATTGTTTTAGTTATTATCCTTCTATTACTTGCTTTGATTATCTAGTAGGGGAAAAATGTAAATATTTTGGTAGAGATAAAAAACTTTACAATGGAAAATATTTGTTTACAATTGACTGGGCTCATCCGGACAGTAACATCCTGGATGTTGAACATTCCGAGATTCCTCAAGAGCATAAGTGCGCTCATATTTTGGAACTCGCTAACGGCAATTTTGCTGCTCAACCTAACAATCGTATTCTTTGGCATATTAGTAGTTTTACTACTGGAGGAAATATACCTGATTATACGGTGCAAACTACGGAATGGAATGTTGAAAATTCTGGATTCATGACAGATGATACAGATAAAATGTTCTACGATATAAAAGATAAAAAGTAATTCTTATAGCGCTAATAAGATAGGGTGGTGAGGGAGACTAAACCACCCGGATAAATTATGATAGATAAAATATTAAATATAATTGAAAAATACTCATCTAAATTAAATGTATGGGCGTGGCAATTAAGATGGGGAAACAGGGAAAAAGGCTATGGATATAAAAGAAAATATAAATAGATGTAAAAAATGTCAGTGTAGATGTCACTGTAAAACAGAAATGCATGCAGATGTATACGGCCCTTGTACGTGTGGAGTTTGTGAATGCGATAACCCAAGTAATGATGGCGAGGAATGCTTATCATGTCAATAGAAGGTTTTAATTATGAAAAAATTAAATCCAATTTATTGGATAAAAAAATTTTGGAAAAAATACATCGATTGGTTATTCGATGGTTTTTATAAATAACTTATGTCAAAGATAACTGAAGAAACTTCTGTAAAAACTGATCTTAAAACGATTGGAATGATCATTGCTGGTGCAGGTTTTGCAGTCTATATGTACATTGGTATAACTAATACCATTAATACTTTAGAGACAAGACTTCAGTTAATGGAAGCTGACTTACTTAAAAAAGCAGATCAAGTACCTGTTGACAAAGAACAATTCTTTTTGTTAGAAGCCCTGGCCGAAGATACTGAAAAACAACAACAGTTGTTAGATGAAAATTTACACGTTAAAGTTATGCTGGACGCAGCTAGAGAAGATATTGAAAAGTTAAAAAAAGATGTTGAAAAGCTTAAAGACGCAACAAGAGATATTAAATTTAGTAATGGGAAT